CTTTTAAATATTTCAGTACCTGCTAACGCAACAGCATCCAATAGAACAGACAATGTCATTGTAGAATATTTCAAAGGCGCAAGTTCATTTGAAATTAAAATCCAAATCAATCAATATGCTTAGACAGATATTTACATTACTTAGAGAAGTGCCAAACAATAGCGGAGAATTAATTGCAATAGCAAAAGGTAAAAATCAGTTTCCTAAAAATTGGAAACAAATTAAAACAGCAGCGAAATGGCTATCACAAAAATAATAAATATAGAAGTTGATAGTAATATCGACCAAACTACGCAAGAAGTAAAACAATTAAACACCGCTGTTCAAGGTGTTGAAAAGTCAGCTAGTAAAATGGGTAGTGAACTAGGTAATACTGGTAAGGCTACCCAATCATTAGGAGCAATAAAAAATGTAGTTACACAATTAAACCCAGCCTTAGCAGGTGCAGAAAGCGGATTTAAAAGCGTGCTTGTTCAAATGTGGGCAATGGTTGCAAATCCTATTGGTGCTGTTGTCGCTGCATTAGTGTTAGGACTTACGGCATTATATAAAGCATTTACTTCAACCGACGAGGGCGCAGACAAGTTAGAACAAATGTTAAGCGGACTTTCTAATGTGCTTGTCGTTATTCGTGATAGGTTTTTAAAGTTTGGAGAAGCATTATCAAAGTTCTTTTCAGGGGATTTTAGCGGAGCAGTTAAAGATGCTCGTTCAGCAGTTTCAGGAGTGGGTGATGAAATAGCTGCAGAATTTAAAAAAGGAGCAGAAGCAGCAAGATTACTTCAAGAGGTGTCCGATGCTATGCGTGATCTAAAAGTAGCAAGAGCAGAACTAAATAAAAATCTAGCAGAATCAAAAGAATTGCTTTCAGATGAAAATGCAACCTACGAGCAAAAAAGAAAAGCAATTGAAGAAATAAGAAAAGGAGAGGCGCAATACACAAAAGACGCATTAGATAACGCTCGTAAAAGATTAAGAGCAGCGGAGTTAGATAGAAAAGCCTCAGCGGACGAAAGACTAGACGCAATTGCAGAAGCAAAAGCCGAAATTATAAATTTAGAAACTGAAAGTTCGCAAATACTGCGCTCAGCCAACAAGCAACAAAAGCAACTTAATGCTCAGATGGAAGCCGACCAAAAAGAAGCGCATGATAAAATGGTTGCAAGGGCAAAAGAGCGCAAGGAAATATTAGAAAAACAAGCAAAAGAATTAGCCGAAGCAAGAAAAAAAGAACTAGAAGATTTAAACAATTTTCAAATAGCTGTTAATAATGCGGAGTTTTTACAGCGTCAGTTAGAAATAGAAAACCTAACAGCGCAATCTGATGCGATAGGCGCAGAGGAAGCAAAGAGAACAGCAAAAGAGGAAGCAGAATCAAAGAAAAGAATTGAAAACGCAAAGATTGAAGCCGACGCAAAACTAGCAATACAAAACGCAACGCTAGATAATATTAGCAGAGGAGTTAATTTACTTCAATCCTTAGGAATAAAAAACAAAGCAATACAAAAAGGTTTAGTAATTGCTGAAAACGCAGCAGGTATAGCTAAAACAATTATTAATACAATGGCTGCCAATGCTAAGGCTATTGCTGCATCACCGTTAACCGCAGGGCAACCGTTTGTTACAGCCAATACCGTTAGCGGTGCGATTGGTGTAGCTACTTCTATTGCCGCAACCGCAAAAGCGTTAAGCGCACTCGGTGGAGGTGGAGGCGGTGCAGGAGGTGGGGCAACTATTCCAACGGCAGGTGCAGGCGGAGGTTCTGCAACACCCAACTTTAACGTTGTAGGTAATAGCGGAGTTAATCAATTAGCAGGAGCATTATCAAACCGTGAGCAAACACCTATTAAAACTTATGTAGTGGCGCAAGACGTTACTAGCGGTCAATCATTAGATAGAAATGCCATTAGTAGTGCTAGTTTAGGATAAAAAAACAGCTACCAAAAAGATAGCTGTTAGCCCCAAAAAATCAATTATGCTTAAACCTAAAGCACGAATGTAAAAACAAAAATACAACAAAACAAACTATTTAACGATAATATTTTAAAAGCAGTAAAAAATGAAGATTGTAGAACTTGTAATCGAAAATGAAAAAGATGGTATCGATGCTATTTCAGTAGTTGATAGACCTGCAATTGAATCTGATTTTATTGCGCTTTCATCACAGGTTGAAGTAGAATTAAAAGAGGTTAACCTAGAAAAGAAAATCTTAATGGGTGCGGCTTTAATTCCAAACAAAAAGATTTACAGAAAAGAAAACAACGAGGAGTTTTATGTGTTTTTTAGCGAGCAAACAGTACGTAAAGCGTCCGAGTTATTCTTTATAAATAACAATCAATCTAACGCCACACAACAACACGAAAAAGATATTGACGGAATGACTGTTACAGAAAGTTGGATTGTCGAAGATAAAGAAAAAGACAAATCAAATTTATACGGTTTTGATGTTCCTGTTGGCACGTGGATGATTTCAATGAAGTGCAATAATGATGCGGTTTGGAATGATGTAAAAAGCGGCAAAGTAAAAGGATTTTCTATTGAGGGATTTTTTGCTGATAAAATGCAAATGAAAGAGGAGCAAAATATCATCGAGCAAATCAAAAAAATACTAGAAAATGAAAACTAACTCTAGTCCGACCAATAATAAACGAGGGTGTTTGTGTGCAGATGAAGAAACATACAGCCGTGAGTGTTGCAAAGGAGAGTTAATCAATCAAGGTATTGGTTCGTTAGAGAATCAAGGAACAAGTGTAATTATTAATTTATAAATCAAAATGGAGTACAAAAAAACGTTAAATCAAATCAAAGCACTTTTGTCTATTCAAGTAAAATTGGAGCAGATGAAATTGGAAGATGGTGTTACCATTGTGGAAGCAGAATCTTTTGAGCCTGATTATTCTATCGGTATTGTATCTGAAACGGGAATTGTAGCAATGCCAGTAGGTGAGTACAAAACTCAAGATGGTTCAATCATCTTAGTAGAACAAGAGGGAATTATCAAAGAGGTTAAGCCAGCAGGTGCGCCTGAGGCAGAAGTGCCTGAGGAAGTTGTTGCGCCAGAAATGGAAGCAGAACAACAACCAAAAAAAATTGTTGAATCAGTTTCAAAAGAAACTTTTTTCGCAAAAGAACAAGAGTTGGAACTAGAGAAACAAAAGAGCGCAAAATTAGAAGAAGAATTGGAAGCAATTAAAGTTCAATTATCTGCCGCTCCTGCACCTTTAGTTTTTAACCCTGAAAATGAAAAGAAAGTTGAAGTTAATTTGCTACACAGCAAAAGACCTGAAACAACAGAGAGCAAAATTTATAAAAAACTATTTTCAAAAAACTAAACAACGATGTCAGAAAGAACACTTATTTCAGTTAGTAATGACCCAGTATTGAGTCGTACAAAACAAACAACAGTTTCAGCCACTACTACTTTTACAGCAGCAGACGCAGGAGCAGGAACTTACAACGTAGCAACAGACGCTATTGTTATGAATTTGCCAATTATTACAGCCGATACTATCGGAATGGAATTTACATTTAGAAACACAGGAGCAGATGGAGCAGTACTATTATCAATTGATCCAAACGCAGTAGATGGAATTAACGGAAGTATCGCAAACGCAGCCGCTGATTCAGTTGCAAGCGGAGTAGTAGGTAAAAAATTGAACAACACAAAAGCAACCGCAAACAATGGCGATTATGTTACTTTAAAAGCAGTAGCGTTAACAAAATGGTTTATTGTTGGGGGTGTTGGAATTTGGGCGTCAGAAGCATAATCATTAATCAAAAAATACATATACTAAATGTCAACAACAACTAGCATTTCAACAACCTACGCAGGAGAAGCCGCAGGAAAATATATTTCAGCCGCTTTGCTTTCTGCACCAACCTTAGAAAAAGGATTGGTTACAATTAAACCGAACATCAAATATAAAGAAGTAGTTAAGAAATTAACACAGGGTTCTTTGTTGAAAGATGGAACGTGTGACTTTGACGCTACTGGCACAATTACATTGACCGAGCGTATTTTAGAGCCTAAAGAATTACAAGTTAACAACCAACTTTGTAAAAAAGATTTCCGTTCTGATTGGGATGCGATTTCAATGGGTTACTCAGCATTTGATAACTTGCCGCCAACTTTTGCAGATTTCTTAGTAGCGAATCACGTTGCTAAAGTAGCCGCAGAAAACGAGGTTAATATTTGGAGAGGTGTCGCTACAACTAGCGGACAGTTTGACGGATTTGCAACCCTTTTAGCCCTTGATGCAAACCTACCAGCAGCGAATGAAGTTGCAGGAACAACCGTAACAAGCGCAAACGTAGTAGCAGAACTACAAAAAATTGTTGAAGCTATTCCTCCGACATTGTATGGATTAGAGGGTGGAAAAATATTTGTAGCACAAAACATTTTCAAAGCCTATGTGCAGGCGTTAGGCGGTTACGCTGCGAACGGAGTTGGAGCATCAGGAACTGATACAAAAGGTTCTCAATGGTATTCAATGGGAAGCGGACTACAAATCGACGGAGTACAGTTGGAGATGGTTCAAGGCTTGGCTGCAAATACGGCTATTTTTGCACAAACTGAAAACCTATGGTTCGGTACTGGATTACTAAATGACACTAACGAGGTGAAAGTTATCGATATGGCAGATATTGATGGTTCTCAAAACGTAAGAATTGTTATGAGAATGACAGGCGGTGTCCAATACGGAAACGTTGAAGAAATCGTAACTTACGGAATCGTTAATTCAGCAAACTAAGTAACTGATTAAATAACTTGAAAGGTGGTGCAATAAACGCCACCTTTTTTAATACATAAATATTATGGCTTGTGATTTAACACTAGGAAGAAAGGAAGTTTGTAAAGATGTAATAGGCGGTTTGAAAGCCGTTTATTTCGTAAATGATGGCGATGCGACTGGATATACTTATGATGTAACAGATACAGATGTTATCGATGCAGTTGCAGGTTCTCCAGTAGCGTTCAAGTATGATTTAAAAGGCACATCAAGCTTTGTTCAAAATATTAAATCCGATAGAAATAACGGGACAACTTATTTTGAGCAGGTAATTGAATTGTCTTTGAAAAAATTAACGCCTAAAATGAACAAAGAATTGAAGTTAATGGCTTATGGCAGACCTCAGGTTATTGTAGAAGATAA